TTTTTTGATACCATGACAAAAGGTATTTCGATTGAAAAATCATTCTCAGAGCTAACGAATACGGACTGGTGGGAACAATATATGGCAAATATGTTTCAGTTTTCGGCTGCAAAAAATATAGCTGAAATGCGAATGATGCAAGAGCTTGTTTTTGACGAAAATCATAATCGAAAATCATTTAGCCAATTTCGTAAAGATGTACAGCCTATCTTGGATAAATTCAATAGTCCTAATCAATGGTTGCGTGTCGAATATGATTGTTGTGTCCGTGGTGCCATATTCGCTGAGGAATGGCAACAGATTTGGCAAGATAGAGATTTATTCCCGTATGCAATATATCGAACGCGTGAAGACCCGAAAGTAAGACCGGAACACGCTATATTAAATAGATTAAAATTTCGTATTGATGATGTCAATGCGCAAAAGATGTATGGTTTGAATGACTGGAATTGCCGCTGTTGGTGGGAAACGACAGACAATGATAAAAATGTTTTAGATGAAACTGAATCTAAGGAATGGTTAAATAAAAAGATCAATATCTCAAAAAATCCATTCAAAACAAAATTAGTCGATTGCATACCGCCTGAGTTTCGTTATAATTGTGGAATAGAAGGAATTTTCTCAAAAAAAGCATCTTACTTTAAATTACTCGAAAATGTCAATAGTTCTAATTATTCAATATTCGCAGCCAACGATAATAATTATACTCGTCTTGAATATAAGCATAAGCCTAATTCCAATGAATTTCATAAAGGCAAAGATTTGATTTTCCAAAATAAAAAATTCTTTTTGAATGTAAGACTTGACAATAATATTTATAAAAAATTAAGTAAAAAAGCCAATATTTTAGAGAATTTGCGAAATGCAATTGCACAACCTGACGAGATTTGGGGACGTTGGAAAGATGAAGTTGAACAAAAAACAGTTTTAATTAATTATATTAAGCAGTTCGATGACTATTATTTTATTATCGAAACAGATAAGTCATACATTCAAAACGCTTATTTTTTACAACATTCCGATTCATTGAATTTACGCAGAGTTGGAATAAAATTTTTGATATGAAAACGATTGCACATTTAATTAATGACTTTCAAAATTTTTTAGCTCAATATAATAAGAATATGGCTGAGTTGCCGCGCGTAATGGGCAAAATTGCTGTTGATGTTGTTCACGAGAACTTCGAGGCACAAGGTTATATTGCAGACGAAGCGGTGATAAAATGGGAAAAAAGAAGTCCTTTAACTGACAAGACTTATGATAGCCGCGGCAAAAATTACAAAGGTTCTGTTTATAGTTCTTCAAATCCAATACTCCGGCAAACAGGCAATTTATATAATGCTATTCGTTATTCCGTTCGCGGAAAATATAAGGTTTTTATTGGCGTGAACACAACGATTATTCCGTATGCGCAAATACATAATGAAGGATTAGAAGGCAACGCATTTGGCAAATATCCGTTTAAAATGCCGCAACGAAAGTTTATCGGAATAAGTCAAAAATTACGAAAACGAATATTTAAAGAAATTCAATCAAAAAATAAAATAGCTTTTAAATTTTTATCAAAATGATAAATGAATTATTTAATGCTTTTAACGCTGAGATTCAGGCATTATTAGCAGTTCAAACAGATATAATGTTGCAAAGCGCAACGATTTTAGACGATACTCAATTCGATGAGGATAATATGCCAGCATATACTTTGCCATTGATTGTATTGTCGATAAATACATCGAATGACGATGGTCAGTTTATTGGTGGTTATGCAAAAAATGAATATCAGATTTTGATTAAAATTTATAATTATCAGCCTAATGCTGACTTAGGCGAAATGCAAGGGTATTCAATTTCATTACTCGAAATTGTTGATATATTCCGGCGGCATTTTGAAGGATATATTTATTTAACTGATGTATATAATAATTATATATCAAATTACAATTTCAAAATGAATTTGAGTTCAATAGATAAGGCTGAGAAATTGAAGCGAGATAATGGAATCGTCCCTGGATATATTTTAGATTTTTCAAGTATTTCAATTGATAATTCAGTAACGCCAATTATATACGCGCCATTAGATATTATTGAAGAAGTTGTAGGAGATATTGAAATGATAATTACGCCAAAAATAGTAAATGAAACGAATACGGGCGGAATGCAAATGATAACAATTCAATCAAATGTAAGTTGGAATTTATCTAAAACAGCAAGTTGGATAATACTTTCAAAAAATAGTGGAACGTTAGACTATACCTTTATAATTACTATTGCCGCCAATGCGACAGGAATAAGTAGAACCTCAAATATTATTGTAAATTATTGGGGAGATGCTTCGCAGGTTATTGTTGTAAATCAGAGCGCGTAAAATGCTATTCCAGCAATAGCCCCTATTCCATTTAAAATATTCATTTATATTCAATATTTTTAAAATCAACGTCTCCAGTTCTATCGTCCAGTATTAATATATGCGATTCTTTTGTTTTTCCATCTTTTTTAAGCGCTAACGCAACATAAATTAAAACAATTGACAAAATAATCAACATGAATAAAAGAAGTGTTATAATAAACCCTAAAATCATTTTATAAACAATATTAAAAGGATAAAAGAATATATAAACAAAATCATAAAATAAATTACACCGCGTTGGAATTTCTTTTGCTCAAATGAAACAATAATTCGATAAATAAGCATTAAGCCAACAATTTGAAAAAATAAAAGTGTTGATTCCATAATTTAATAAATTGCACGTAAATATCGGATTTCGGAAGTTATCCGATAGTCAGTTTCTCCTTTTTCCATACGAATTATTGTCATTCGTGACAACCCTGTTGAACTAACCATTTTGTCAATTGAATAACCTTTTTTTATCCTTCCCTCTCGAAAGTGTTCGCCTTTGATTTTAAGGAAATTATTAACTTCGTCGTTTGTTAATGGCATAATATTAATTTTATCGTTTCACGTGAAACATTACTACAAAGGTATTATCTTATAAGATACTTTCCAAATTTCAAGCCTACATTTTTTATAAATTTGTCAAAATAATTTATAATCATGCCGAAACGAATTATTTTTTCAAACGAAACGCCCAATGATCAGGGTGGAATAATCAAAAATAACACACTCGATTTTAGTCGTTTTTCCAAAAATCCAGTTATGCTTTACCATCATGGGAAAGACCCCGAAATTGGAGATATGCCTATTGGACATTGGGATAATTGGATTTTTGACGGTGCTAATTGGTCGGCAGAACCTATTTTCTCTGAAATTTGTGAACAGATTCCAAAACTTAAAGCAATCAAAACACTTTATGAAGAAGGCAATCTCAACGCATCTTCTATTGGCGGAGCTTGTTTTTGGAAATCGACCGGTAAAATGATTCGTAATAAAGATGGTGAACTTGAAAAAGAATCATGGAAAAACGAAAATGGTTATAAAGAATCGGAACTATTCTCATTATATGAAATTTCATTGGTTCCGCTCCCCTCGAATAGTGATGCTGTTCAAATGAATAGCATAAAACTATATACTGAAATAGAATTAACACAATTACAATCAAAATTTTTAAAACAAAACACAATGCCAGAAGAAAAAACAACCGTTGAAAATGCTGCTGTTCAAACTGAAACAAAGGCCGCTGAAAAGCAGGAATCGGTTTCTTTAGGAACAAATCAGATTTTTAATAACGGTCTAAAAAAAATCTTTGCAGGTTTGGCAGTACTTGTCGGATTTGCTGGAGAAAACCCTACAAAAGGGTTTAAAGAAGAACCAGATGGCGACGAACCAATAAAGGTTCAGCCAAATTTGCCGAAAAAAGATTTGCCTGAAAACGTGCAATCTGAAGCTGAAAAGCGTCGCGCAAAATTTGAAGCTGAAGAGGAAGCCAAAAAACAAGAAAAACACGAAAGCGAATCGGAATCCGAAGGCGAAGCAAAGCGCAAACTTGCATCTAAAAAACGCATGGAAGCCGAAGCAGAAGATAAAAAACTTGAAGAAGAAGCCGAAAAGGAATATCTCAAAAAGTTGGAAGCCTGCAATAATGAATCTGAATTTAAAAAACTGAAGCGCAAACTCGAAGCCGAATATGAAGATGAATTACCTCATGTTATCAAAAAAGCAATCGAACGTAAAGAAGCTGAATTTGAAAGTGAAATCGAGAGCGAATCAAAATTAAAATTAAAAAATGAATCTGGTAAAAAGACAAAAGAAGAAATGTCTGCAGCCGGATATAAATTTGCTCCAAAACCGCAATCAATGAAAATCGAATTTAAAAAAGGCGTAACCCTTTCGTCTTTACGAAATACAAAAGAGGGCGTTGAACTTATCAATAAAGTTCGTAGTTACCCTGGTGGACAAATTACACCGGAAACAGTATCGGAACATTGTGCATTTTTAAGCGCTGTTTTGAATGACTCGAAATATGCTTCAATAATTGACAAACTCAATTATTGTGACCATACGCCAAGTCGAGCTATTCCGAAACGTAATTTGAAAAATATCATGGCATCATTGCAAAGTGGTGATTTTGATGTAATCAATTACAACAACGGGAAAGTATCGAATTATTTACAATTGAATTCAACAGACGATTTGCTTGCAACACCGGATTTATATGCTGTTCAATGGCTATCGTATTTCTTATTCAAATTATTCCCAACTGCAAGCTGGAAAAGCGAAATACCTTTATTTGGAGTTCAGGACACCGCTAAAAACGCTGGTTTGATTTGGTCAAATATTGGAATTAATCCAACTATCTATAAAGGTAGCAAACCAAGTTCACCCGCCACATTAGAAACGGACGATACCCCAGTAACCTTAAAGATGGTGCCATTCTATATGCAACCAATTGCGTGGGAACCGCTTCAATTAGCACAATTGCGTTATGATAAGATGGCAACTCAATGGGCACAAGCAATGACAGCTTTAAATGCCGAAATTGATAATACCTTAATTCATACTTTATTGTCAGCTATTCCAACAGCTTCGATTATGTTTTCAACTGGTAGCTCGTTTACAATTGGCACCGGTGGATTAGATAATTTCAACTTGAATACCGCGTGGGTAGGTAATTTATTAAAACCGGCCTTAGCTGATATGTTGTCATTTACTCAATTATTCGCAAAGCAGAACTTTCCGGAAGGAACACCTATTGTTGCAGTTCTTGACCCAACAGCCAAAAAGTATATCATGGCCGACCAAGATACTAAAAGCTTATTAACACGTTTTGTAACAAGCGAAGGCGATGAGCTTGTCTCTTATGAACATACTAAATTCCGCGTTCGTTCGCAAGTAGGTTTATATGATACCAGTTTAGCTCAAATTGTAGACCCTGAAAGTTCATTCACAGCAAATAAATGCGTTGGCGCTAATTTGATATTTGTCCCGGACCAAGTTGGAATCGGAATTGGTAATTTGGATGTTTTTATGCTTCAAGACCCAACTAATTATGCTTATAAAATGTCAGCAGATGTTCGTATGGGAACAAACTGGATGCGTTCAAACGTAAATGGTGGTGGTGCATATACTTATGGTTCCCCTTCTATTTAATAATAATTATTGAAATGATTCACGTTTTCGGACGTGATTCATTTCTTTTTATAAATAAAAAATTTTAAAGAAAATGAAAAAATATAAAATTTTAATAATCATTGGAATAATAATCAGTTCAATGATATTCTTAATGTCAGCAACTGGAACGTTAACA